GTGATGGTTATATCTGGAAGTATCTGTATACAATCAAACCAAGCCAAGCTATTAAGTTTGATTCGACTAACTATATTCCTGTTCCCAATAACTGGGAAACAAACACAGATGATACACCTGTAAGACAGAACTCAGCATCAAGTGGTCAACTTAAAGTTGTAACGATTAAAAATCGTGGTGTTGGTATGGGAACTGCCAACTCAACATACACAAGAGTTCCTATTCTTGGTGATGGGTTTGGAGCAGAAGCAACTATTGTTGTCAATAATGATTCCAAAGTTGAAACTATCACAGTGTCAAAAGGTGGAGAAGGATATTCTTACGGAACTGTTGATCTGATAGCAGGCAATGTTCCTACTGGGACAACTTCGCCAATATTTAATGTAATTGTTCCACCTACTGGTGGTCATGGATCTGACATCTATCGTGAGTTAGGTGCATATAATGTACTCACATACGCTAGATTTGAGAATGATACTGAGAATCCTGATTTCATTACGGGTAACCAGTTTGCTCGTGTTGGAATGATTGAGAATCCAACATCATATAATTCGTCTTCAATCTTAACACTTGATAAGGCTAGTGCAGTTTACGCTGTTAGGCTTACTGGTGTTGGATATAGTTCAGCGGTATTTACAGCTGACTCAACTATCACACAAACTGTTGGACTTGGTTCTACAGCTGTTGGTAGGGTTGTCTCATATGATCAAGTTACTGGTGTTTTGAAGTATTGGCAGGATAGAACAAACTCAGGTTTTAGTTCTGACGGTACTCTTGATGCATCTCCAGTTTATGGATTTAGATCAAACAAATTTACCTCAAATATCACTAGTGGTGGTAGTATTTCTATCTCTGGTGGATCAGTTAGTTTGGGTATTAACACCGCATTCCAAGGTGTTTCAACGGTTCTAAATAGTCGTACCTACTATCTGGGTCAGAATTTCGTAAATGGCTTAGCAAATCCAGAGAGTCAAAAGTTCTCAGGTGATATCATTTACGTTGACAACAGACCTTCAGTTACGAGGTCTTCATCACAGAAAGAAGACGTTAAAATTATCTTGCAGTTCTAAGAAATCATGCCCCAGGAAACTAATCTTAATGTAGCTCCTTATTTTGACGACTTTGATCCGCAAAGTAACTACTATAAGGTTCTATTCAAACCAGCATACCCAGTTCAAGCTAGAGAACTGAACAATCTTCAATCGATTCTTCAGAATCAGGTTGAGGATATGGGTCAGCACTTCTTTAAAGAAGGTGCTAAAGTTATTCCAGGTCAATTAACATACCTGAGTACTTATTATGCTATTCAGATTGAACCTGAGTATTTGGGTGTTCCTGTTTCATTGTATCTTGACCAACTGATTGGTAAGTTGATTGTTGGACAACAATCTGGTGTAACTGGAAGAGTAAGTTCTTATATTACTAATGAAGAATCAGAGAGAGGAAACTATACTCTCTATGTTGACTACTTTGAGTCATCAACAACTGATGCTGCTACACAAACATTCTTTGATGATGAAGTTCTCGTAACCACAGAGAATATCACTTTTGCAACTACCTTCATTGGGGCTAATGAAGGTTTTGCTAAGGCATTGACCATAAATGCTAGTGCCACTGGTAGTGCATTTGCACTGAGTAATGGTGTATATTTCCTAAGAGGACACTTTGTAGATGTATTTGATCAAATTCTGATTCTTGATCAATATAACAACAAACCAACTTATAGAATTGGTTTAAGTGTTACTGAGAGTATTGTATCTTCTGATGAGGATCCTACTCTAACAGATAACGCACAAGGATTTAATAACTATACAGCACCAGGTGCTGATAGATTCAAGATTTCTGCTACACTTTTCAAAAAGGGATCTGATGATTATGATGATCAGAACTTTGTTCAATTGGCAGAAGTTCAGAATGGTATTCTAAGAGAAATCAATAGTGGAACAGATTATAACATTCTTGGTGATGAGTTAGCTAGAAGAACATTTGATGAGTCTGGTCACTACTATGTTCGTGACTTTTTGACCACTGTTCATAATAGTTTGAACAACGGATTTAACAGAGGAATTTACAATCCAGGACAGGTAACAACTAAAGGTAATACCCCTAGTGATAATTTGGGTATCTATAAGGTATCACCTGGTAAGGCTTATGTTAGAGGATATGAGGTAGAAGTTAGAGGACCATCCTTCCTTGACTTTGAGAAACCCAGAACTACCAAACTAAAAGAAAGTAGTTCCATTCAGTTCTCTTTTGGTCCTTCATTCCAAGTCAATAGAGCTTTTGGATCACCTGCTCTTGGGTTTGATACCGACAATGTTATCAGTCTCAGGGATACTAGAGTTGGTGATGATTCTACAATCGCTGCTGGTAAAGAGATTGGTGTTGCTAGATTCTACGATGCAGCTCTAGAATCTGGTGCATATGACAATGTATACCCCAATACCAATAAATGGGATGTGTCCCTCTTTGATATGCAGGTTTATACTGAACTAGAACTCAACGAAGCCGCAACTTTAACCACTCCAACCTTTATTGAAGGCAAGTCTAGTGGTGCAACAGCTTATTTGAGACATCCTATCAGTGCTGGAACAGCTCTTACCGCCTATTGTGTTCAGGGTGACTTCTTTACTGGTGAAAAACTAGAATTTAATGGTGTTTCTGCTAATTCCAGAAGTGCAGTAGATGTTCATAACTTTGAAATCTCTGATGTTCAATCACTTTACACACTTGTAGGTGCTGCTGGTACATATACAGCTGATATTATTCCTCAGGTAACTGAAGTAATTGGTATTGCATCAATCACAGCTCATCATAGTGGCATTTCAACTATAAATTCACCAGGAACAGCATGGCCTGGTATTGTTACTACTGGAAATGTTGTTCAATTCTCTATTCCAACTAATGATTTCCCAAGTTTTGCTAGAGTTACACAGGTAAATACCAATTCTATCCAAGTTAGTGGCGTTACTACTATTACGGCTTATCGTGAAGGTGGTCTTCCTACGACTGCCGTTCAAGTTACTGACTTTTCTGTTGTAAAGAGTGGTCTTCAGAGAACAAGTGGAGGAAATTCAGCTGGCAATGAGTCACTCTTCAGTCTGATGCCTCATTTGAACCTAGAATCCACTAATCTGGATAATGCAAACCTTGTTATCAGAAAGGGATTCACTGTAAATATCACAAGTAACTCAACTGGAGCTATTGCATCAGGTGCAAATGAAGTATTCTTACCTTTTGATGAAGAAAGATACACTTTGGTTCGTTCTGATGGTTCTATTGAAGTATTAACTCAAGATAGGTTCGTATTTTCTTCCGGTTCTACTCAACTTATCATCAATGGATTAGGTTCTAATGATACTGGAGCTGAACTAACAGCTACTTTGAGAAAATCTAAGGTAAAAGCAAAGGTAAAATCCAGAAAAGAAGCTCAATCTGTTGTTATCTCAAAATCTAGGCAATCTGGTTCTGGAACTAACACTAATACTCTTAATGATGGACTAACTTATGGTAATTATCCATTTGGAACTAGAGTTCAAGACTCTATTATCTCTTTGGGTGTTCCTGATGTTATTCTTCTTTATGGTGTATTCGAATCACTAGATGAGAACGATCCAGAAGCACCCAGTATGACAACTGCTTCACTTGATGGTCCAAATAATACTACTAATGATCTTATTCTTGGTGAAGAATTTATTGGTACCATTAGTGGAGCTAGAGCTAAGTATGTTACTAAGAAATCCGATACAAGTGTTAACTTTATCTACGAAACTGGTTCAAAATTTGAAACTGGTGAAATTATCAACTTTATTGATTCCGGTGTAAGTGCTATTGTATCGAATTTGGCACTCAATAGTACAAATGTGGCCAGAAACTACAAACTTCAGGGTGGACAGAGAAGTACCATTTATGATTTTGCAAGACTTGTAAGAGTTGGTGGAGCTCCAGTTCCTACCAGAAAAATTAGAGCATATTATCTTTCGGCTGAATATGATTCATCAGATACTGGTGATATTACTTTGGTTGATTCGTATGATGCTTTTGCTTATGATTTTGAAGTTTCAAAATTCCAAGGAAACAGACTCACAGACATGATTGATGCCAGACCTAGGGTGTCCAAATACTCTGGTGGTGCTGGTGATAGATCCCCTCTTGAATTCTATGGTAGAAACTTTAATGGTGGACAACATAGTTCCAAGAATGTGATTGCATCTGATGAATCTATTTCTTTAGACTACAATTATTACCTAGGTAGAGTTGATAGAATTTATTTGAGTAAGGATGGTATTCTTACCGTCAAGAAAGGTGCTCCCGCTGATCTTCCTTCACCTCCAGATGAAGTATCAGGTGCAATGAACCTGGCTAACATGTATCTTCCACCTTATCTTTATACACCTAAAGCTGCAAAGGTCACTTTCATTCAACATAAGAGATATCAGATGTCTGATATCGCTAAGATTGAACAGAGAGTTAAGAACCTCGAATACTACACCTCACTGAATCAACTGGAAAGTGCAACTATTAACCAGTTTGTTCCAGATGCTAATGGTTTAAACAGATTTAAGTCTGGAGTATTTGTTGACAACTTCACAAGTCTCGAAGCTCAAGATACTTCAATTGGTATTAGAAATAGTATTGATAGAAAGAATAAGGCACTAAGACCTGCTCACTTCACTACAGCTCTAAACTTAGAACTTGGTAATACCACAATTGCTGGTATTGGTACAACTAACGCACCTAATCAGGATTCAAGATTTGCTGATATTCTTGGAACCAATGTAAAGAGAGCTGGTCAGATGATCACTCTTGATTACACTGAAACATCTTGGTTAAGACAACCCTTCGCTACTAGAGTTGAGAGTGTCACTCCTTTCCTTGTTAAGTTCTGGGAAGGTTCATTGAGATTTGAACCTGATGTTGATGTTTGGATTGATGTTAATCAATTAGAACTTCGTGATGTTCTTCAAGAAGGTTCATTCTTGGGTGTGGCTGAATCACTTGGAGCTGAAGTATCAACTGCAGCTGATGGATCGAGATCTGGTATCACACCTATCATCTGGCAATCATGGGAAACCATGGGTGTTGATGTAAGTTTTGATCTTAGCAGCAACTCCGTTCCAGAAACTATTACAGCCCCTCGACGTGGTACAGCTTTAGAGTTCATCGGCATGTACCAGGGTAATGGTGATGGCACCAGAACCATCCAGCAGAATATTGATCGTGTTGGCAAAGAAACTGATCTTCAGGCTCCACCCAATTTCCAAGTTGTAGAAGAAACCACTACAACTACAACTACTGTCACCGGCACAGTTGGTGTTGACCTTCAACAACAGAGAAAGGGTAAACAACATACTGTTAATGAACAGATTGATACTGAATCACTTGGTGATCGTATCGTATCTCGTGAAGTTATTCAGTTCATGAGAGCTCGTAATATTGAGTTTACATCTACTAGATTGAAACCCTTCACTCAGTTATATCCATTCTTTGATAATGTGGATGTTGCAAGGTTCTGTATGCCCAAGTTGGTAGAGATTGAAATGATCTCTGGAACTTTCCAGGTAGAAGAAGCTATCGCTGGTATCATGCCATCTGCAGAAGATACTGAGAATGATGTTACATCTTCAAGAGCTGCTATTGTATCCAGAGTTGCTACTACTAACCATAAGTATGGTCCATACAATCAACCAACTGATATCTTCGAGAGAAATCCATACAACAGAGAAGAGAGAATCCCTGAAACATATTCTGAAACTTCTACAGTTCTGAATATTGATACTTTCAGTTTGGCTGATGATGCATCACCTCAATTCCAAGGTTATATTGCACCCAATATGATCCTGAGAGGTGTTAATAGTGGAGCTGAAGCCAGAGTTACTGATGTTAGATTAATTGGTGATCGTTTAGGAACACTGATTGGTTGTTTCAGAGTTCCAGCTTCTCAGGACGCATCCAACCCCATATTTGAAACAGGTCGTTCTAGACTGAGACTGAGTAGTTCACCTATTGATAGTCGTGTTCCTGGTGTTATCACCACTGCAGCAGAAGAGATCTTCTACTCACAAGGTGATATGGACAATACTCAGGAAGTTACACTTTCCCTGAGAAACGCTAGAGTTGAAACCGAAAACGTCCCGCCTCAAGTCAGAACTATTGGTGACTCGGCCTCATCATCGACATCATTCGTAACAGGTGAATCTTCTAGACTGACTGGTGAATATAAGGATCCCCTGGCACAATCATTCATTGTTGATGATCCAACTGGAATTTATCTCACTAGTATGGATATCTACTTTGAGAGAGTTCCTCAAGATGATAATACTCCTGTTACTGTTCAAATTCGTGAAGTAGAATTGGGTACTCCAAGTTCTAAGATCTTGGCATACTCTGAAGTAGATATGGATCCTGCGGATATCACAGTATCTAATGATGCTAGTGTAGCAACTAAATTCACATTCGAGTCTCCTGTCTATCTGAATGGTCAGAGAGAGTATGCGATGATCATTATCTCTAACTCCACAGAATACGCTGTATGGATCTCTAGACTTGGTGAATCTGATGTATCGACTCTTGGTAGAGAAGAAGGACAGATCCTTGTTTCTTCACAGAGACTTTTGGGTTCATTGTATAAGTCACAGAACGCTTCTGTATGGACACCTTCACAGTATGAGGATCTTACCTTCCAACTGTTTAGAGCTGACTTTGTTCCTAATGGTTCTGTTCAGTTCTTCAACCCAGCATCTCCCGCTGAATATGAGGTAATGAAACCTAACCCACTCTCTATGGTATCGAATACCATTAGAGTTGGACTTGGAACTACTGTAACAGATAGTGGTATTAGTGATGGTAATTTGATTACTCAAACAAATACAGA